GAAGGATTTTTGCAAGGAAGGTGGAAGGACTTTGTTGATCACGCCGTTGATGTCCCCGCGGAGCTTGTCTGCGCCAGATTCGCCACCGAAGCGGGAGAGGATCTCGGTGTTCCATTCGCGTTGGGTATTGGCCCAGAGATCGTATGGGGCTTTGGCGGCTTCGGTGAATTGCTTGGTATAGGTGTCGACGAGTTTCTGCGCGCCTTCTTGGGAGAGGTTGAGTTCTTTGAACAGGGTTTGGGCCTCGGTGAGGGCCTTGTCGTCGAACTTGAAGCCGTCGGGAACGGTGAAGTCGGTGTACTTTTCGGGTGCGCCAGTGGTGGGTTCGGGTTTGGGCTGATCGCTTCCCTCAGGCTTCCCCTTACCTTCCGCTTCCGGAGCCTTGGCGCCGGTTAGGAAGGTCGAGCCGGGTGGCTCAGTTTGGGTTGGGGTCTGGCTCTCTGGCGTAGGGGTCGTAGTCGTAGTTGGCCCCGGCGACTGATCCTTCAGCGTCCCGTCCGAGGTCCTCGCTTCCGGGGAATTCCCCGTCGGGGCTTCGGTTGTTATCGTCACGTCGGTCATTTGCTAGGTTCCTTGTTTGTGCTTCTTGGGCCATGAGTTGGTAGTCTTGTGGGCAGGCGGTCATGATATCGGCGAGGAGTTGGAGACCGAAGTTGTGCTCGCCTAGGTTGAATGCGGTGGCATCGGGTTGGCCGACGATGAACGGGGTTTGGAAGATGTGGCAGCGATCGAGAAGGTCCCACATCCATTCGCGGCCGAAGCGGTCGGCCATGATGTGGCGGGTGTAGTTGTGGCGCTGGACTTCGCGTTGCTTGGCTTGCTTTTCGCGGCGCTTGATTGCTTTGCGATCGGTTGCATCGAAGGTCACGGTGTTGGATCCAATGAGGACGTGGACTCAGTTGTAGCCCAGGATTTGGTGACGAGGGTAACGTCCGGGTTCTCGAGAGTTGGTGCAAGCCAAGCTTCAAGTTGAGCGATGGATGCAAATGGTGGCGCGTGGATTTCCAAGCTGCGACCGTTGATGGAGAGGGTTGCTTTGTGTTGGGCGCGGGGATCGGTCATGCAGTTTTCCATTTCAAATGATTACGACCATAGACGATCCACAGCGCGGCGTTCATTGGAAGTAGACCCCATGCTTCAACGGAACAAATCCAGACGAGCCATAGAAACTGGTTACCCAAACCGATTAGCCAAGCTTGGGGATGTTTGTTACCTGCCATCAATGTCATCCAGATTGTGATGGCTGACATGAGCCAGGGCAAGTATGAAACTACATAGGTCATTGGGTTAGCATCTTTTGCATGAGGTTCTGGCCGCCGCCAACGTCGATTTGGGATGCGTTGGCACCGGCTTTGGATAGGGTCTCGGCGGATTGGAGAGCTTGCTGTTGGGCTTGCTGTTGGGCGCGTTGCTGGCGGATGAAGGCAACGGCTTGCGGGGAGCGGATCATTCGTGGATCGTTGTTGAGGAGGTTGGCGTAGATGTCGAGGGCCATGTCAAAGTCGATGTTGTCGATGAGGGCTGGGTCAAGGCCGCCGAGCTGGCCGGCGATTTGGAGAACGCGCTCGATGGAACCGGCCTGGGCTGCGCGTTGGGAAAGGGCTAGCATGGAGACGTATTCGATGTTGACGAACTTGCCAGCGGCTTCGGGGGGAGGGGGTGGGAGGATGCTGGCGCGGGACATGATGCCCCAAACACGGTCGATGACAGGAGCGAGGACTTCTGTCTGTAATCTCTCGATGACCGGGGTGAGCATCATGAGGGATTCGGATTTGCGCATGTCCCATTCGACGGCGGTGATGTTGGATCTTGTCTCAAACTGACTTGCAACCTGAAACAGGCTGTTGAAGAAGATGTCTTTGATTCGCTGGCGGACCTCTTGCATATCTTCGGAGATGGCCGTGATGTCCGGGCGCCAGTTGCCGTAGATGGGCTTCATGCCGTCTTTGCCGGAGGACATCATGCCTTGGAGGAAGGTGATGCCTCCGGGGAGGAGGGAAGCGGGTTGGTTTTTGAGCTGGGCGTCGGCCACGAGGGGTGGATTAATCCCTTTGTCGATGCCTTGACCCTTTCTCCGTGTCTCTTGTTGGAGCTGCTTAATATCTGGCAATGCGTCCATACCCGGCGAACGACCGTACGGATCATTGGCGACCAGATCCCAACGACCAATGATTGCTGCACGCTCGTTAAACCCTCGCTTGCGGAGGAAGCCACGTGCAGAAGTACCGCCCTGGGGATTTGTAGCACCGCCCCATTCCCAATAGGTCTCACGATAAGCGAAATGGGAAGGGATCCCATAGCGATCGGCATCGGTGTTCGGTTCGATGGCATGGGCGATAATGACCTCGCGGGTTAGGTTGGCGCCGTCTTGGAGATCGTAGAATTGGCGGATCTGCGGGGAAGTGTTTTCATAACCGAACTCATCGACGACTTGGGCGATCGTGTAGGTGAATTCGCGATAGAAGATAACTGGGCGGTAGCGACCATCGATGTCAACGTAGTATTCACCAAACGCAGGGTTGATGCAGTTGACTACGTTGTCGAAGTCTTCGTAGACGAGCATGACCGCGGTACCGAAGACGACTAGGTCGAAATAGAATATCGCCATCGCGGTGTAGAAGTTGGACTCCGCGAAGACCAAGTACATGAGGCGTTCGCATTCCGCTAACCAAAGCGAGGTGGGCGAGGTCTGGGTTGAATCTAGTCGACCAATCTTGAGCTTGAACCACGGTCGAGTTGGCGATGAAATGCCGGACATCATACCAGCGGAGAGATTCCGTGCGGCTATCGTCCCAGTGGAATCGAGGATGTGTTGGTTTATTGGCGATCCGCGGTTCATTTGGTTTTGAGTGATCAGCCATTTATATCTCCGGGGCAGGATGAAGTCGGCGAGTTCTCTAGCATGGGTCCACCAGCTATAGCGGTTGTTGCGAAGCCCGAGGAGACGCCCTTGTTGGAACTTCCTCAGCAGCATATCTTGCTCGGTGACGTATTCCGAGTAGATTCCACTGAAGGGGTTCCGGGTGAGGGCGTTCATTCCATTACCAGACTAGAAGCCAGATGATAAGGAGGCCGATGAAGAGGCCAAAGATGGGATAGATGTGTTCTTCGATGAAGTTCATTTTAGGACCTGTAAGGGTTTCTTGGAAGGGCGCTTGCCGGTTTGCATGGGCTTGCCTGCGGGGACAGGTGCGGATGGGATCTTGCCGGACTTTTGCATGTCGCTGGCGGCGATGAGGAAGTTGACTGGGTTGAGACCGGCGCTTGCGGAAGCCTTGGCCATTTCATCGGGTGGGAGCATTGGGGCTTGGGGCATTATTCAATCTCACGCTTGAACCAAAGAAGGTAGTAGGCCGTGCCTGTGATCTCTTTATGAGCAATCTCGGATTGAACAAGTTCCCAACCCTCTACACCGAGTTCTTTCAGAGCTTGTAAGGGCTTGTCCTTTGCATCGATAATAACGTATTCCCATTTCTTTGGCATCAGCTTGCTTTCAATCCAGCGGGTTTGGCTTGGCCCGGCCCGGGTAAGGCCGTGGCGTTGAGGAATGACGGGGTCATGGATTTTTGCTGGGGTTTCTTTCCGGTTGGGTCGTTGGCCAAGACCGGTGGTGGGGGAGGGGCTGCGGGGAGCTGCGGGACAGCTTGCTGGGGTTGACTGGGGGTCACTAGCGTACCTCAATAGTTTCGTCAGGGTGAATTGCAACATGATTGGGCAAGATATGATTCACAAAACCGTCTTTGACACGTATGAAGCCTGTGCCATAGATCAACATATCGGCGGTTGCCTTCCAAGCCTCGCGGCGTGCGATCCTTAACTGGCGATAGTACCAGTACCAAGCTTGTTGGGTCATTCTGCGGCTTCCATGTATTTGAGATCGAACGGGTTGTATTCGGAGATATGGAGCGGTGCGTGTGGGTGGTCGCCACCGGCTTGCTGATTGGGCACCAACGGACCACCGAAGGTCAGGCAAAGCCCATCGAGGGAGTCAAGATCGATATCGGGATGGTCGTTGAGGATGTCTTCCTTCGGGGTGAGAATGATCTCACCAGTGGATTCTTTGATCGTGTATTTGATCGCCAACATCGCAGTGCGGAGGTTGGGATCGAACGGGAGCATACCGGTTTTGAGCCAAGCGCGAGCTGCGCCGTACATAGCCGCGCGCATGTTGGCGTATTTCTCGCCGGAGGTGTTGTTGATCAGGCCGGTGATGGAGTCTTTGGAGCCGAACTGGATTTCGGTGACGTAGAGGGCTTTGGCACGGCAGTTATCGACGACGCCACCGCCTACACCGCCACCGTCTATGAAGATTCCGTCTGGTCGCCAAGTGGTCCAGGCATCGTAGACTTGGTTGGCAAGGGAAACGGTGTCCATTCCACTGAAAATCTTCCGTTCGAGAGTTCGAGCATCTCTCCCTTTGCGAGGGAAGATAACAGAGTTGTTGCGTCCGTAGCGGGCAACGTCAACACCAATGGCGAGAGGGGTGAGGGCATCTACATAAACCTCGCGTTCTGGAGACATCGCTGCGTCGATCTCAAACGCGGAGAAGAACTCCATGAGACCGAGGCGGGGGAATTGGCCGAGGATGCGGACCCGGGTGTAGTCGGAGTCAAGGCCGTAGGTATTGATAAGGTGTTCGATTCGTTTCTTGTTGGTGATTGGGACGGCGCGGGAATCGATCTGGGTTGTGTGCCAGAAGGAATGGTGTTTGCCACCGTCAAAGCATTCTCTGAACCGACCGAAGTTGCGGGTTGGGTTGCCGAAGACTAACCAGATAAGCTGAGTGGCAAGGTCCGAGAACGCACCTTCGGCTGTTTCCCAGATGATGTCTTCGATTTCCGAGGCTTCGTCGAAGACAAGCAGCATACGCTTGCCTTTGTTGTGGAGCCCGGCGAAGGCTTGCGGATTGGTCTTGGACCATGGAATCATATCGATTCGCCAAGTCCGTTCGCGGGTCTTGTCTTTGGAGAGGAGTGCGGTTGCGGTTAGGGTGAAGTATTCCCTGGCGAACCAACACAGGTTGAACCACTTGCCAAGCTCGGCCCAGGTTTTGGTTTTGAGCTGTGGTTCGGTGTTGGCGGTGACCACTCCGCGGGTGTCGGGGAAGGTCATGAACGCCCAGAGGATGATTTGGGCTACGGTTGTGGATTTGGCAATACCGTGGCCACTGGCGACTGCTTCCATGATGGCTTCGTCGATAGTCGTCAACCCAGCCTTGATCCGGCCCATCAACTCCCTTGCCCAAGGCATTGGGCCATCATAACCTTCCAGCTGCGTCCCCTTCTGTCCCCAAGGAAACGCACCCATGACAAACGCAAGCGGATCGTCCCGGACCTCAATCAACCATTGAGCAAGGCGGTCGTCCATGCTAGGCCTTCCGCAAATATGGGGTCACAGATAAACTAAAAGGAGAGAAACCCGCAGCAAGGGAAATGTGGCCCGACCTCACTACCCAGCGCATTGGCTTCTCTCCTCTTAGATACGTCGGCGAAGACCCGCTTTCGCCGCGTATGGTTGGGTCGGAGGGGCATCGGGGACAAGACCAACTCCCTCCGACCCTGACGCAATGTGATGCCCCACTGCGTCAATCACAGTAGCCTTGCCCATGCGAGACATCTGAGCTTCTAGGATCT